CTGTCCCCGATGCAGTGGACGTGTTGTTCGCCTGGGTCGGTGTCGCGGTTGCGCTATAACCGAGTTTGCCGGTGGCGGCGCTGGTCTGGTTGGCCTGCGTGACCGCGGCGCTTCCGGAGAACGAGCCGCCGGCAGTGTAGGTGCCGGATGCCGAAGATGTCTGGTTCGCCTGCGTCGCTGCGGCAGTGCCCGAATAGCCTAGTTGTCCAGATGCTGCCGAGGTCTGGTTCGCCTGTGTTCGGGCGGATGTTCCGCTGTAGCCCAGCTGCCCACTGGCGATCGAGGTGTTGCCGGCTTGCGTGACCGCCACTGTCCCGGTCACCGGGTTGATGACGGTCCCAGAAGCCGAGGATGTGTTCGCTGCCTGCGTGGGTGACGCAGTGCCGCTGTACCCCAATTGGCCGGATGCTGCGGATACATCGCCGGCTTGAGTGACGGCCGCCGTGCCGGTGATTCCACTGGCCGCAGTGGGCAGGGTCAGCCTTGGCGACGAGAGCCGCCAAGGGATCGGCGGCCCATCCTCAGTGGTTGCCCCAGTGCCACCAGACAGGGTGCGGGCGTTACCTGAGTAGTCGGCGGTCTCGGCCTTCACCAGCGGGTGGAAGCTAACGAGGCTCGCGATCTTGTTCACCGCGTACTGCTGCGCCTCCAGATCAATCTCGGCGGCGGTGAGTTGCGCGTTCCAGACCTTCACCGCGGCGAGGCACCCGTTCAGCCATTCACCCCAGGGGCTGTCGCCGAGTCGCAGGGTAGCCGCGCTGGTTGCGGTGACTCCGGTGATCGCAGTGGTGCTGAGCGTCGACGAACCCGCAGCCTTGTAGTACAGGGTTCCAGTGGTGCCGCTGGTCGCGAGACCGATGAAATACCAGGTACCGACAGTCATCGCTACCGAGGCGGTGCTGTTGCCGTCCATGACCGCATTGGCGGTGGTGCCGTCCGCGCCCGTCTGGACGCCCCAGTTGTCGGCCTGCCCGTTGTCGATGAACAGCGCAGACGACCAGGTGTTGAGATCGACGCTGATCTTCCACCAGAAACACGCAGTGAGCGCGGTTTGGCTTCCTAGTGACAGCGCCCGCGAGTAGACCTGTCCCGAGCCTGCTATGCGGGCGGCCACCGGCTCACACCTTCAGCAGCAAGAATTGCCAGCGGAATCCCAAGTCAGATCCGGTCGGGTTGTCCACGACGCCCCGGAAGAGATTCTCCGAGGTGATCATGGCCATCGACACCTGCAGTTCAGGGTCCATGCTGGAGAACCCCCAGCTGATCAGCTGGTATCCATCCGGGGCCACGAAGGTGAAGTCGTCCTGGCTGTTCGCTAGGACGCCCCGAGGAGCGTCCTGCTGCAGGAATTCCAACTGGAAAGGGAGAACGACGTTGGGCATGTTCTGCTGCTCCTTAGGTGCTCAGGTAGGAGACCATCGCCCCGACGAGAAGGGCGTCACCTGTCATCGTGTCGGCCGCGTTGTTCGCGTCCCGGGCGATCCGGACCCACACCGCGTCATCTGCGGCGAGCGAATCCAGGTTCGACACCGTCACGTCGATCCGGTGCAGCCGCTGACCCGTTGTCCCGAGGTGCGTGTCGGTGGCGGAGTTCGCGGTCGCCAACGCCTTCGTCTCGACATCCTGCGTATCCGAGTTCGGGGTGATCGCCGCCAGTTGTACCTCCCACACCACGTCACCCGAGGTGGCGGTGTCGGCATACCAGTCGACAGAGACCGTGACGTTCCCCGATGCGTAGTTGACGGCACGGAACTCCCAGAACGCCGCCTCATCAGACGCAGCGTCGTACGCCAAGCTGATGACGGGGATGTTGGTGCCGAGCTTCTGTAGTGCCGGGAATGCGGTGGACAGGAACTGCGCCGCCCCCGGGTCGAGTTGCAGGTTGACGTTCGCCATCAGCCGTCCTCCTCAACCCGAAGCTTGCCGGCGCGGCGCTGCGCGACCCAGCACAGCAGGTCCGTCTTCTGCTGCGCCGATGCGGCGCCACGGAACGGCTGCGGCAGCGCCGTGTTGTACGACGAAGCGTTCGCTTCGATCCATGCGTCAGTGGCATCGACAGCCGCTCTGAGATCGGCCTTGGTGTAGTTGGATCCATCGGTGTTACGCCGCATGAACCAAGCCCAGATACGGATCCGGTCCAGGTCGGGCAGGACGGCCACGTTGTACTCCCCGGGGTTGAGCAGGGTGAGAAGCATGATCACTCGATCGAGAACAGGCCGAGCACGGACCACGAATATGAGCCGCCTGTGACGTTCTGCACCACCAGGCCCTCACCCTCACGGATCACGTAGTCCGACACCACGTCACCGTCGTTCGGGAGGATGTTGAAGAACGGCACCATCCCCACACCGGGCAGGGTTTCCTCCACCGAGACGGGGAGTTCGAAGTATGTGAACGCCTGTGTCCCGCCGACGGTGTAGGAGCGGGCCGCGGTGATCTGAGCCGGCGCGTTCGCGGCGGCGGAGTCGTGCTTCTGGATCGTGATCGCAGTGTTCCCCGTCGTCCCCACCGCAGAGGTCTTCGCCACCCGCCACGTCTGCGCCGTGAGAGCGTTGACCGCCTGTGAGGGTTGGAGGAACACCTTCCGGAACTTCACGACCTTGCCCGAGCCGGCCGCGTTGAACACATGCAGGTACGGCAGGTTCGCCGCAGCAGTTACAACACCGGACCACGCCGAATAGGTGGGGATGTCGCCGATCAGAGAGCCGAGCGGGTTCGCGAGCATCACCACCTGGTGCTCTTTGCTGTTCACGGTCTGCGTGGCGACCGCCGCACCCACGCCGGGGGTGATCGGGACAGAGTTGTTCGCTGAAGCCATGACCGCGCTTTCTAGTCAGTCCCCAGGAACGAACAAGATCAAGCAACGACGGCGAGACGGTACGGCCCGAGATCCGTCAGTTCGGTGTCGTAGAAGAACCCCACTGCGCCGGATGCCGGGATGGCGAACGACTCACTGACCCCGCCGACGGTGTAGGAGCGGCGCGCTTCCGGGTTCTGGTATCTGCGGCCGGCCGCGGCGAGGCACACGCCCTTCACCGAGTCCGGTGCAGTTGCGTAGCCGTGGGTGTAGGTGACCACGACGGATCGCGGCTTCCATGTCCAGGCGCGACCGACCCGGATCAGCTTCCCGTAGGAGGTCCAGTCGAACTGGGTTCCCACGGTCAATGTGGTCCCGTCCTCAACGACGGAAGACACCGCGGTGACCAGCATCGACGGGAGCCACAGTGAACCCTCGCAGTTCCCGTCCAGAGTGATGACGGCACCTGTCTGCTGGGTGATCTCCCAGCCGCAATGGTCACGGATCGCCTTGGATGCCACATCCAGCGCCTGGGTGGCGGAGTAGGTGTCGAGATCCTGTTGCAGGAACCCGGCGAGTTCGGTGGGGGTTGCGAACGCGGCCACTACTCACCCGCCTTGAATCTGTGGTCGGACCCGTGGGGCAGCCGGGAAGAGACTGCCCCACGGTTGATCTGTCAGTTGCGGCCGACCTTGTCCTTGTCGACGTCTTCCGGCTTCACGCCCACTGGGGTGATCTGCCAGCCGCCGTTGACGTAGTGCAGGTCCACGGTGTGCTCCGGGCCCACGGTCGGAGGAGGCGACAGTTCACCACGGGCGATCTTCGCGAGCCAGTCGTCGTCAAGGTCGTACTTCTTGACGAACTCCCGAGTGAGGTTCGGGGCCGCCTTCTGTGCCTCAGCGAACAGGTCAGCGGGCTCGTCGGCCGGCTGCTTCGCGGCCTCGACCACTGGCTCATCCGCCGGCGTCTCATCGGTCTTCTTCGCTGCTGCCATCGGAGGAACTCCTCTCAGGTCAGGGTCGCGAACACACGGACCGCGGTGGCCGTGGACACGTCAGCGCCGGTCCGCCAGAACGCGTACCACGCGCCCTGACCGGTCGGGCGCCGGTTCGCGCCGAGCACGACCGGGTCGTAAACCAGGCTCATGCCGACACGGTCGACGATGTAGTACTGGGTCGCATCCAGGTACGCGAGCACCTTGTTGCCGGTGGTGAACGTGCCGAGGATCGACGTCGACTCCAGGAACGGCTTGCCGAGCATCGTCGGCACCGGACCCGAGTCGTTGACGATCGACGTGGTCGAACCGGTGAACGACGGCACGTTCCGAAGAGCGTTGATCGTGTTCAGGTTCGCCAGCCACACGTTCTTCGCCCGCGGCCCACGGAACCGCGCCGGCAGCGCGGCCTGCAGAGCGTAGACATCCTGGGCGGCAGGACCAGCGGCGGCAGTGCCCGCACGGTTCTGCGAAGTGCCGGCCGGGATGACGCCCTTCGGCTGCCCAGTGCCGGTGCCGACGGCGAACGCGGTCTCTTCGATCCGGTCCTTCGCGTCAGCGAGCAGGTCGGGGAGCTGCTGGGAGAAGTCCGAATCGGACAGCACCTCGAACGAACCGAACAGATACGCGTCCGCCTTCTGCGGGGTGATCTTCAGCGGGCCGACGGTCGGGGTCGCGTCCGCGGCCTCAGCACCTTCAGCGGTCCACTCAGCAGTCACACCGGCCGACGTGACACCGTTCCAGTCGTTCGTCGTGGTGGTCTTGACGTTCGCGACCTGCCGGTACGGGTTCGCCGAACCCGCGTTGGTCAGGATGATCGTCGGGTCCAGCGTGAACGGCACCAGGTAGCCACCGTTCGCCGGGGTCAGCGACAGCGCGGCACGAGTCGAGAAGCCGCCCGGGTCGGACAGGTACTGCTCGAACGCAGCCAGGTACTCCGGCGAACCGGTCACGAGGATCTGCTCGGCGATCGCCTTACCGAAGTTCTTGCCGCGCTTGTAGATCAGCTCGGTCACGTTCTCGGCGGCGTCCGCGTTCAGGGCCCAGTGGTCATCACGGTTGGCATACGCCTCGACCGCGCCGGCCGCGCGGGCACGGACCTCGTTGACCGGCATCATGTGCTGCCGCACCTGGTCGAGATCGGCAAACGGGTCCTTGGTGGACCGGCGGACCACGAGGTCAGGGGTCTCGGTGATCGGCTCCACGCGGGCAGCTTCCTGCTCGGCGCGGGCCCGGACGGCCGCGACCTTCTGCTCCCGCTCGGCGAGCGGCGCCAGCTCGGTCGCGAGCTCGTCGTGCTCCTCGAGGAGGGCGTCCAGTCGGACGTGGTCCTCTTCGGTGGCGTCCTCGATCTGCTCGAGGCTGTCGATGTCGGACCGGATCTGCGTCATCCGGGTCCGGATTTCCTCTGCACGCTTCACGTGCCTACTCCCATTCTCGGGCGATACGCGCCGCGCGGATGCGCGTGCGCAGGGGGATCGACCGAGCGGAGTGCCGAGCAAGCTCAGGCGGGTCTTCGGTCTGTTCGGCGGGTCCATCAGGAGTGCCGAGGGTGAGGGCTCCCGGGTCCAGAAGTGGAGTGGTGAGTCCCTCGAATTGTTGCAGCCAATCGAGCCGCTTGTCGGGCGGCGTTTCCAACAGGGTACGGATGAACTGCTCCGCACGGGTGCCCAGGATCGCGGCATCCTTGTACGCGGCGAACACAGCTGGGCCGTACTCGCGCATGTCGATCTCGTTGCGGGTGATCAACGGCAGTCGGCCCTGGCCCCTGCCTTCGGGGTGGGAACGGACCGACTTCGTGAACCGCCCCGAGAATGACTGCGCCTTGATCGCGCCGGCCTTGATCGCGTCCAGCACCTGATCAGCCAACGGATTGTCCAGGTATCTGGTGGCGGTAAAAACACCGCGTTCGTCAGCACGCACCTCGAGCGGTACGCCGATCGGCATCGTCGCCAGCGGGTTCGGTTCCCCGTCGACCGTGCGCGCATGGTTGAACAGGACACCGAAGTTGGTGCCCTTGTGTTGAATCGTCCGCTCGAACGAGGACGGAGAAAGCACCTCGTTGTAGTGGCCGTCCTGGTCCATGATCTCAGTACGGACATTGAAGGCCGCAGCGTATGCCTCCACAATCCGCCCCGAACCGTCGGACCGGACATGGAGGTCTTCGACCGTGAATGCACGGTCACATGTCCGCGTCGGTAGAAGTTCATCTGTGGATGTCATGGTCACCCGCCTACCGGAGTCGCCGGTTTGGATCCGTTGATGGCGGCCATCGCTCCAGCGGCGGCCTGCTGTCCTTGCACTGTCGGGATA